CCACATAATATCACCAAGTTCTCGTTTTAGGTGAAACATATTTTCTTCATTGACAGGTTTACCCTGGAAGATAATTTTCTTAACAACCTCAGTAAACTCACCTGCCTCTGCAGACATACCTACAGCAGCAGTAAGTAGTCGATGTGTTTCAAATCCTTCTCCACGAAGTTCTTGAATACGATATTCAAATGCATCTGCATCTTTACTAGGTTGAGATGTAACGGCATCTACGAACTCAAGATATGCATTTGTGTTTACTTTTTTAAATGAAATAGTCAAAACTTTAACTCCGCAAATTTACTTTTAAATTTAGATTGTTCTTCACCACTATACTCTACATCATCACCTTTGTCAATTATGTCTTCCTGAGCAGTTTGTTCACAATCATATAGTCGCATCTTTGAACGATCTACACCAACAATAAATCTCTTATTAATAGTTGGATCATTATATCGATTTTTTAATTGTTTAACCATGATCTGTCCCAATTCTTCAAGTTCATCTGTAGAAATAAGAGCAAACATAAAATCAGCTGTGGCTGGTAAACCAAAAGATTCTGACGTATCAGTAAGATCAACATCCGAACTAGCGAAACCACTACGAGTAGTTTGTGTAGCAGAAACTATAGGGACATTTGCCTCAACTGCCAGTCCTCTTAGTTCTTCTGCAATTGATTTAATATAAGAATATGAATTGATATTACTGTTTCCTCTATAACGGGAAGAAGAACATATATTCAAATAATCAATAAAAATAATATCAGGTTTGAATGATTTTTTAAGTGCAAGTTCATTCAAAAGTGATTTGAAATGACCACTATGAGCAGATGCTGTAGGATACTCTTTGATAATAATATTACCTTGAGTTTTCTTACTTATATTAGTGACTTTTGATTCAAACATATTTTTAGGGAGATCCAGTATTTCCCTAATATTGACGTTCAATAAGTTTGCATCAATTCGCTCAGCAATTTTCTCCTCTGCCATTTCAAGTGTGATGTATAAAACGTTCCTTCCTTGCAACAGGACGGAGCTAGCGCAATGGCACATGAATAAACTTTTCCCGACACCCGTACCAGCAAGAGCGATGTTGAGAGTTTTATTAGGGAGCCCACCTTTGGTAATTTTGTTGAAATATTCAAGATCAAAGGGAATCTTGTCTTCCTTCCGATGATAGATTTCATATCTTTCTTGGTAATCTTGTAAGTAGTCGTGTCCAATATGATTGTCAAAAGATACAGCTAGTGCATCTGATAATATAGATGGAATTGCGTCAGGTGATTTTTCATTATTATTACCATCAGCAATTTTAATAGATTCAATTAGTGCAAGATAAATTGCACGTTCACGACACCACTTTTCAGTAGTGTCAATAAGCCAACTTTGATCTAAATTTTCATTATGAAGATCGGAGATAATAGAAGATATTTCCTTGAATTGATCATCCGTAATATCACGTCTTTTCTCAATATCAATTAAAAGTATCTCCTTTGTTGGCATGTTGTCATACTCATGAACAAAGTTAGTAATTTGTTCGAAGATTACCTTTTCACAAGAATCTTCAAAATATTGACTGTGATAAAACGGTAGAGTTTTTCTACAAAAATCTTCATTATGAATCAGATTCCTGAGAATTGTCCGTTCCACTCGTTCCATCATTTACTCCGTAACTAAATTCTTTGTTTGCAATTTGATTAAGTTTGTTCATTACTTCTGGAGTGAAGTATTTTTCAGGTTCTTTGTAGATAGCTTTGGCATAAACTTTCTTATCATCTATCAAATAACGACCAGCAACGTTTTTCCAAAGTCCCCCAATTTCACCCAATTCAAGAAGACCGTAATATCTATCAAGACCACGTTCATCATAATAAAGACGCACTAGAACTTCTTTATTTTCTTTACTTAAACGAGACTTAGCAGTCTTTGCCTTGATAAGATTTCCGACAACTTCTGTTCCATCCTTTTCTTTTTTCTTTGAGAGATAGATGATTGTAGATGCAGCATACTTGAGTCCACTGCCTCCTCCCATTTCTTTTGTAGGGACATAAGAACCGATGACATCATAGGTGTGATTAGTTACGATCATTGGGATATTAGCTTGACCGAGTTTTAGAGTCAACATACGAAATGCACCTTTAACAAGTTGTGATTTTGTCATATCACGAACCTGTTTTTCGTTAAGTGCATCGTTGATTTCTTTCTCAGTTGAAAGCATTCCAAGAGAGTCTAACACAAACATACATGGTTTGCGTTCGTCTTCAGGTTTTTTTAAGTATATGTCTACAGCCTTCAGTGCCTTACTACGAAACTCTTCGATTGTAACTACGTTTACAACAACCAATCTGGCAAGGTCAATCCCTCTACTTGTGAGTAAACTCTTATTAACAGCTGCTTCAGTATCGAAATATAAGCAATAGCCATCAGGATTAGAATCCAGGAAATTTTTGACAACTGCAAGCGAGAAAAAAGTTTTTCCAGTACTAGACTCCCCAGCAATGGCAGTAATCTTATTCCCAGATACACCACCAAATATAGACCCCGAAACAAGTCCGTTAAAAATGTAAGAACCTGTGTCCACATAAGTTTCAGATTCATCTATGTCCGAAGCAAGTTGTGTGTATTCATCACCAATTTCTTTTACAATATCCTTCAAAAAATCCATTAATTCCAACGCAAAGTATTCAAGTATTCTAACATATTTTTACGAACATCCATTAGTTCATGATAACATTTTTGATTATGAGCACACTGTCTAAGTGCTGGATCTGGTTTATGAACAGATTCAATGAAAATGTCAAGACCCCGATTCCATTTATCTTTTTTTGATTCTCCATCATCAATTACATATTGATCTTTCATCCAAAAAAATCCTCCAGGTTAATTGTTTTTTCAATACTCCAATCAATAACGTCCAAAATACTTTTTAGTGGATCCAAAAAACTTTTTTGGAATTGAAGTTCATGATCTATATATTTCCCAATTCCAATCTCATGTGGAAATTCCTGAATAAAAGAAATTATATTTTCATGGATGGGATTTGGTAGACACAAATAACAATATTTGATCTTCTCCCCATTCTGGATCAAAGAGTACTTATTGTCAAGGCCTAATCTTTTTACGTGATGATTGTATAAAAGAGCACCACGAACATGAATTGGTGTACCTTTATCATAAATGCGACTCGGACATTTATGTTTTAAAACATCCGAAACTGATCTTGGAAATGCAATTTCTTCTGGCGGAAGTTTTTTAAACTCCTTGCGAAAATTTGCAATGAAGTCAATCATTTCATCTTCAGTTCCACTCATTGTAAGTTTGAGTGCCTCTTTAATTTTAGTCCTACAAGGACCAGGAGTTGAAGACTTAACAGCTTCAATACCCATTATTTTAAGTTTTGGTTCTGAATAACGAACTCCTTCAGAGTCCCAAACATTAAGAATATAACGTTTCTTGGCAGTCCAAATACCACGATCCGCAATATTCTCACGTTTCATTTGCATTTTCTGATCATACGCCGATACATAATCCGCAAGGTCCTGATAAGACCTATCGATGAATGGTTCCAACTTATCCTGACAGATCTTATCAAGTATAGAAACAATCTCGTCTTTATTACTAGACTTATTACTAAAAAATTTAGTAACAAGAGGTCCAAGATTAAGGTAAATTGAATCGGTGTCGGATGCAATAACATAATCGACTCCTTCAGTTTGCAATAGTTTATTTAGGTATTGATTCATACGATTTTCAATCCAACGAATCGAAACCTGACCAGAAAGAGTGATAGCTTCTGCGTTTGCTAGTTTATAATAGCGGAAGTATTGATTACCAATCGCACCATAGGCAGAGTTAAGAGAAATCTTTTTAGCCATTTGAATGTTGTTACATCTGGCGATTTCTTTTTGCAAGGCAGTTGATTTAGATTTTTCATTCATCTTTTTGGCTTCAATCATCTTCTTTTTAAAGATGACACGTTCATTATACATTTTCTCCATTAGTGTTGGGAGAAATCCACGGATATCTTTACGAAACATTGCACCATTGGCACAAATAGAGTTATCCTTATACATCTCAAACGTAATATCTTCGTTGAGAATTTTATCCACAGTTGCAGTTGGATGTTTTTCATCCAGAAGAGTTTCTGGTGAAATATTATATTGCATAATCAGGTGCGGATATAGTGAGTTAAGGTCAAAACTAACTACCCAATCATACTTACCAGGAATAGGTTCTTTTACATAAGCACCTGCATATTTTTCATCTTTTTTAGATCCCTTACGTGGAGGAATTACAATGTTTTGGCTTTTGAGATAATTGTAGATAATACAATCCCATAACCTGACTTGATAAAAAATGTCTTGATAATTAACTTTGGCATTATAAGCCATAGTCAGTGCAAGTTCAATAAGTTTCAACTTATCTTCCAGTCGATCAACAAGTTCTACGTCAACAATATTATATTCGACAAACTTTTGCCAACCATTGGTGTAAAAATCTTTAAACGTATCAAACTCAGAGTGATCAAGTTTTTGTTGACCTAACTCTTGTTGAGCAATATAGTCCAAACGAAAACTTTCTTGATTTGGTGTGCCAGGACTCCACTTATAAAGTCTCATATAATCAAGAACAGAAATGCCACCAATATCAACAACGATATTTTTACGACCTTGAAATGTATCTTCGTTTTGAGTAACAAGACCCCATGGAGACAATCTTTTAGACAGTTTTTCTCCTAGAACCCTCTCAAGTCGTCTGGTGATATATGGCATATCGTAGTATTCACAATTCCATCCCGTAACAACATCGGGGGTGTTTTCCATCCACCAGTGGATAAATGTATCTAATAAAGATCTCTCATCAGAACAAAGTCGATAATCAACATTATCTTGTTTATTGATAAATGGTTTTGTTCCCCAAGTAATAATTTTTTTAGTATTGTAATCCTGAATAGTAATCAAAAGAATCTCTTCAGAAACACTCTCAACATCAGGGAAACCTTTTTCGGAAGAAACCTCAATATCAATTGTAAAAACTTTTATTTTAGATATATCAAATTTGATTTCTTCCTCAGGATACTTTTCTGAAATGTATTGATACAAAAAACGTTCATAGCCATAGATTTCAAATCCATCAACTTCACTATATTTTTTAATAAACTCTCTACTTTCTTTAATACTTCCAGGTTTGATTGCTTCTACACATTCACCATGTAGAGTTTTAAATTGTGTTTTTTTCTTAGAAGGTACATAGAGAGTAGGATTAAAGAGTTCTCTATTGATAAAAGTTTTTCCATCTTCATATCCACGAACGAGAATTTGATTCCCGACCATTTGAACGTTTGTATAAAATCTCATTTCGTAAGTTTTTTGTAAAATTGGACCAATTTATCGTTTGGTTCCATAAAGGTCAGAACGTCATCTGATCTTAACATGAATTTACTATTATCGGTGTAGTCAGCCATCCACTTTACAAACCGTTCTTCTAGTGCAACGTCAGTCTCATGTTTGCCAAGAATTTGATATGGATCTCTCAATAGACAATCCGGTTCACCTATTTCCGAACCAACTTCTTCAACTTC